AGGATACGGAAGAACAACAGCCGAAATGAAGGACAAATCATACTGGTACGGCTGGACATTGAAGGGCTGGGCATTAAGCAGCGCAATAAACAACGGGTATCCGTTTTTTGCAACTGGATATATTGTAGAAATAAGCACCCTGCAGGACCTGCAGGACATAGACACGGGCGCGCCGCTCACATACATCCTCACCGCAGATATAGACGCCAGCGCCACAAGCACCTGGAACAGCGGCGCAGGCTTCGAGCCGATAGGGACACCAGATGCGCCCTTTCCGGGGACCTTCGACGGGCAGGGGCACACCATAACAGGCCTGACAATAGACAGGCAATCCACAGAGAACATCGGGCTGTTTGGATACACGAGTAAAGACGCCCACATAAAGAACGTCACCCTGGCAAGCGTAGACATAAAAGGTGACGACGTGACAGGCGGGGTAGTGGGAGGCAACAATGGCCCAATAGAAAACGTCCACGTGACCGGGACCGTATACTCGGATGGTAATTATGGTGGTGGAATCGCGGGACAGACAGCAGAAAACGGCACGATAACAGGATGTACCACCGCAGGCACGGTCACCGGCAAATCGGGGCGAGGTGGAGGAATTGCGGGGTTATGCGAAGCTGGTATATATAATTGCGAATCAACCGCCGACGTAGACACATCCAGCTACTACGCGGGGGGAATTGTAGGGCAACTGGAGACCGCAGAAAATGCCATCGTGGCATTCTGTACGAGCAGCGGCATAATAACAAGCACCTACGACAACATCGGAGGCATCGTCGGTAAAGCCGAATCAGACACAACGGTAAGGGACTGTTCAACAAGCGCCACGGTCACATCATCGAGGAACAGCGCAGGTGGAATCGTAGGGGAGGCCAAGGAAAACACAACAATACTGAGATGCTACTCAACGGGTAACATCGAGGCGAGCAGCAACGACGCAGGAGGAGTGGTGGCGACGGGCAGAGGGGACGTAACGGATTGTAAAGCAACAGGCACCGTAAAAGCAGGGTATAAAGTGGGCGGTATAATTGGATCCGCCACGAATGGCCAAGTAATAAATTGTTATTCCACCGCGGACGTAGAAGCTACCGGAACTTCGGAATGTTGGGCAGGTGGCGGCATTGGGCAGAACGGCGGTGCCGCTGTGGCGTCCTGTTATTCAACAGGCACCGTGACCTACGCAAACAGCACATCCACCGGTGGGTTCTGCGGAAAACAAGACGCTGGGACTATAGACAATTGCTTCTGGGATACAGAGACATCCGGGATGAGCACCAGCAACGGAGGAACCGGGAAAACAACCGCAGAAATGAAGGACCCGCGGACCTTTACAGCCTGGGACATGACGACATGGGTGGTGCTATCGTATTTAAATAACGGATACCCAGAATTAGTGACCGTGGAACATTCAGGAACCTACAAGATAGAGGGCCAGGTATACGACGGCGGAGAGCCGGTAGAGAACGCTGTCATATACATAATTGACCCGGACACCGTCGCAATAATACAGGTATGCAAGAGCGACGCAGACGGCAAATGGGCCGCAACGCAACTGCAGAACAAGGAATATCTCGTGGTCTCCGATCCATTCACCGAAACCGGCGCCAGCATATACAAGACGGCCACAGCATATCCCGCGATCCAGAGCATAACAAACGACTGATATCATGCCACAACCCCCGCTGAACATAGCAATCCGACAGGAGCAGCAGCCAGACGCAGACAACGTCTCGATCGTTTCTGGCAGAGGAATGCCAGGCAAGCCCACCCAAGGCGACGTCACCGTCAGCACCCGGTCGGGCCAGGCGCAGGACCCAGGTACCGCGGCGTTTGCTGTATATACAGGAACCGGCCGGATACTGACATCCAGTTTAACAGCGGCGGTCATTGTTGCGGGGGCAGGCATAGAATCCTACCGCTCCCTGGTTTCCAGTTTGCAGGCCGCGGTCACGGTTTCGTCAGGGAATCCCCAGGTATATATATATACAAGCCTGGGGGAATTCAACCCCATCTCCGTGGACATACGCAGAGCGATCACGGACGTGACCTGGACCATGTCCGCAGAGTTTGCAGGCATCCGGGCACCAGCCATGCACCGCCACATGCGGTACCAGGCAATCGACGCCGACGGCAACCCGCAATGGCTCTTCACAGGCATCGTCCCGGACCGCTCGTACAAAATGCAGGTAGCGGAGACCAGGACCAGCGTGAACGCATACGATTATGGCTTTTTCCTCTCACAACAGCAGGTACCCTACGACGAAACCACGATGGACCTGCAAGGGGATTATAGTTCATGGGACGAATGGATCACCCACCTATTAGAGGGGACCAAGATCCTGCCGCACCGGATAAACCCGTGCTCCGCAGAAGATACAGAGTTTTCCTTTACACCCAAGACGACCAAGATCGAGGCAGCCAGGAAAATCGCGAAATATACTGATTTTATTTTTTATGTCTACTGGATAAACAAAGGCACAGACGACAAACCGCAACTCCGGCCCGCGGCATATTTTGTACATATCGACGACATCGACGACCCGACAATCGGGCTCGACTTACCGGCACCATACACCGTCACCATCGACGACACCACCTTAATCGATATACCAGACATCCAAACGATAGCAGACGAGGAATATAATCGAGTAATTGTCAGGGGCAACGACGGAGGCGGGACCTGGTACACCGCCATCGAGGAGACAGCCGAGGTAACAAACGGGGACGAGGTGGCCAGGGAATACTACGAGGAGGAATCACGATGGAACACACAGGCAAAGACGGACGCCAGGGCAACTGACCTGCTCGGTTTCTTTACAACGGACCGGTACAAGGTCCGTGCAACGTTCATAAAGCGGCACAACCTGCGACCATGGCAAAAAATCCGGTTCCAGGGCCCAGGGTTCCCGGACAGCCTCACCGACATGGGCTGGTTGAGAATAACAAACATCCAACACCGCATCAGCCACCTGGACGACACCGTCCAAATAGAGGCAGTCCCGGACACGAACATCAACCTGGAATGGTTGGAGAACACCAACGACGACTCAGTCACAGAAACAGAGACAATCGTGGACAACAAGATCGAGACCCGGCCGGGGCCGCAGATCGGCACGGTCACGGCCATCGACGGCAACACCGCAACCGTGGAAACAGAGCGCGGTGACATCATCAAAGCAAGGATCGTGGAATAATGCAGGTAAACGACAGGGTGATGTTAATCCCACGCGACCGCGGCCGGCACATATCCCTGCCGAAATATACACCCGCGGTAGGAGACACGGCCATCGTGTACCCGGGACAGGACGGTCAGCATTTCCTGGTTGAGACAACCTCTGCATCCATAGGCCTCAAATATCCGATCATCAACGGCACCATTGCAGGACGACATCGACACACGCGCTGTATCCGGACCATAGAGGACCTACAAAACATTAAAGCAGACCCAACGGGCGAATATGTGATATAGGAAGACATCGACGCAAGTGAAACGGCGGTGTGGAACGGAGGCGCAGGATTTAGCCCTATATCCGTCATGGAAGATTGTACAATCGACGGGCAGGGGCACACCATAACAGGCCTTCATATTGACAGAACCGACCTATATCAAACCGGTTTTATACAGCAAATAAAGAACAGCGTCTTAAAAAATATTGGATTTGACGACATATATATAAAAGGTAATCACAACGTCGGGGGGATGTTTGGGTTGCAATATTACGGCAACGTCACAGTTGAAAATTGTTATACAACCGGTACCATCGTCGCATCCAGAGCAGCCGGTGGAATAGGCGGGTATAGTAGGGACGGCCTCAATATAATAAATTGCCATTCCGACTGTTCCGTCTCCTGCGGCGACCAAGCAGGCGGCATAATTGGATATTCAGAAGGCACAATCGAGAGAACGTACGCAACAGGGGAAATCACGGGCGGAGGAAAATCGTCCGGTGGCCTGGTCGGTTGGCTATATAATGGCACCGCGAATAATTGCTACGCGACGGGCAACGTACATGGATATGACACGGTAGGGGGGCTCATTGGTAGCGGCGGAACCGTATATAATTGTTATTCGACGGGGCAAGTCCAGGGCACATATAACCTCGGCGGGCTCTCCGGAGGACACACCAATGCCACTAATTCTTATTGGAACACAGAGACGTCCGGGATGAGCATCAGCTACGGAGGATATGGAAGAACAACCGACCAGATGACCGACCCCTACGCGGACAACACCTACGTGGGGTGGGATTTTACAAATATATGGATAAACGCAGGATCAGGCACGTACCCCATCCTCGTCCCGGTCACCTCCCCGTGACCGCATACCGCAGGGCCGCCCATCTCCCACGCCGCGGTTCATACAATGCCATGCGCTGCTCGGCCAGGGACGCCATGCGGGAAATATATGCAGAATTCGCCCCCTCCAGAGCCGCGATCCTGGCGTCCTTTGTCTCTATCTGTTCTTTTAGGAAGTTGAACACCTCCACACCCATGCCGTTATCGGTAGCGTGCGACGCGGTGTTATCGTTTTGATAACAACCGTTATCACCAATGCCGTACCGGGCCCGCAGGGCAGAAATAACCACCGCCGCATTTGAGGTCTCTGACTCCTGTGCCTCTTTTTCAACCATGGCCCGCAACGAGGCGGGGACCCGGACGTTCAACTGTACTCGACCCATAGATAACAGTAAATAGCAAACCGATATCAAATTTAGTATTGCAGCCGACGCAATACAACCAGCGGCAAAAATAACCCTGGCGCATAAATAATCAGGAAATGGAGTATACTCCTTGCACGGGGGAACACGTGGGGCGAGGAGACCAGAGCGACCGTGACGCGGCGCGGGGGCGGTATGTGCGGGCCAGGTCACCGGTTCCAAACGATATACGAATGCAAACGTTCTGGACCACCACCCCCCTATTAACCATACCAACAACACGCTGGGACGCATAGCACAACACCCGGGGCAAACATAGACAGTGTGCCATAATACCGAAGGTTTTATATATACACGGGTCGTAGTACGTTTATCGGCGAGAGCCGGAGGACGTAAAATGCACACGACAATGCCAATATACATAATGAGACCAGAAGTAAACGAGACGGGGCCCGGATATCGCGTAGTTGAAATCCGGAACAAGCCGTACATACATGACCTGCAGAATAAGATCCCCCTCCTGGACGGCGGCATATATACCGCAGCAGAGGGGGCGTTTATACCCTACGAGCAGTACGAGCAAATCCAGGACATAGGCGCAAAGGTGCAGTTTTTCATGCACGTGCCCACATGGGCAGACATGGAACAGATCGCGGCCATGGTGGAGGAATACAGGGAGGACCAGGCATGAACGTAGAGGCAATGGTAATCCTGGAGGAAGCAGCGAAAACAGCAGAGCAACACGCGCAGGACCTCCGGGTTAAATATCCAGGCCTGGCCGCAGACATGCGCAACAGAGCACAACGCTACCGCGACGCAATCACGGACCTGAAGCAGCCGACGCCCACAAGCCACATATAAAGGCATGTAGTACCGAAGGTTTTATATATACACGGGTCGTAGTACGGTATAGAGGCAAACGCCCCGGAGGAAATACAAAATGCAACACAAAGACATCCTGAACGACATGCAGTACATCCTTGAGGAAGACTACGGAATGACCACCAAGGACAAGCGCTACGAAAACGACTACGGAGAAGACGAGGAGCGCAACGGCGCACTCCTCGAGATAAAGGACGCGGACGGCAAGACCCACGTAATCAGAATCACGGAGGAATAAACGATGACCCACAACGACACACAGAGACGCGAACCCGTGCCCTGGGAGATATGGCCCAGGGAGGACCTGGCAGAATACCACCTGAAATCAATGGGCTGGGAGCCAGGCAGAGCAGGAGACGCAATCAACGCAGCCAAAATGGCACACCCGGTGAATGTGATGCAATACCTACGCCAGCGCATCCTGGACGTGGACGAGGAGACCGGTGACAAGATCCTGGCAGACATCGCTGCCCTGGGCGACGACCGGGACACCTGGCACCACACCCGGAAGGTCTACATCGACCGCTTCATGACAAAAGCGGAATATGCCCTGGAGGAGGCATGCTACACGGTGGAGGCGACGACGAACACCAGACATTCAGCCCTTTACACCGCGCTCATGGGCCTGGAGGTTATGAACGAGGCACGCGGCCGGGACCCATGGGGGATATTGATCGATAAACTCGAGACCATGTACAAGGACGCCAGCAGAGGCCGCAAGGCCAGGTACAGGAACGACATCCGCATCCTTGTGAAATGGAGAGCAGCACACTCCACCGGGCACGAGGCATGGGACCAGATGATCCAAGAACCGCACAAAATACACACTATCGGGCCAGAAGACCTGGCCCCTGCGGCCATACCGGACAACATCAAGGTAGTGAAATGCCCGAAGGGAATATGGTACAAGGCATCCAGGAATGTAGTGAAATGAGGATAGCACCATACACCGTGGCGAACGGGATCGGAATTTTATCGGCAGAGGGGGAGACGGAGGCAGCCCTGGCACTCCTCCAACTCCACCGAGCCAGGATGGGACGGAGGCACAGGGCCCGAAAAACGTTTAAGCGATACCTTAACAGTATACCGAATCATACATATACAAAACCGTACAATGTACCCTACCGACAGATAACACGGAGGCAACATGAAACGCAGCAATAAACAGGACCAGAACATGGACCGCATGCGCCTGGCGCTCAGCACGGAGCGATGCAAGGACGAGATATGCATCCCGGTCTCATTTTTCAAAAAGTACCGGAATATAAACCCAGGCCAGGTCCTGGCCCTATACCTATGCGACGAAATGGGCATGGGGTGGACCGAGGCAGGCAGGCTGGTAGGCAGGAGCGACTCGACGATCCGCAAATCCTACGCAATAGCCAAAGAAAAGCAATCCGAACAAACATCACAGACCCACAACGACACAACAGGAGACGACCCAACATGGTACGAAAAGGAGACCCAGCAACCCCCGACAACAATGTGACCAGATACTGCGCAGATTGCGACGCGGAGGTCACGGAGACCAAAGCAAAGCAGACGTTCATGAAATACGACCGGATACTGTGCGGCAAATGCGCCGAGACGGAGCAGGCAGAACGGGACGGAACAACACCCCCCACACAGGCCGCACATGACCCGGCTCCGGCCACAGCAACCCCGCAAATATACCGCCATGACCCCCAGAAAGGGGACATATACATGGTACCCAAGAATGTCGGCAGACCAGAAGGGACCACATGGCAGGGTATGGTCAGACCGGAGAAACACGGGCAGGAATACACGCTTTTTATATACACGCCGGAACAGCCGGACCAGGCGAACACCCCGCCACCACAGGAGGCACCCGCTGAACCAGAACCCGAGTACACCGAGTACGAGGAGGTCCCGGCCACCCAGACACCCGCTACACAGACCCCACCGCAACAGGTCACCGTCCGTGGCCAGACACGGCAGGTAATCCAACCGCCCCAGGAGCTGACCTACCAGGGCGACATGGAACTCAACGTCGACATAATCAAGCAATATATCAACCCGGAGCTGACCGACCGGGAGGCATACGGGTTTTTAATGCTCTGCAAGGCACGGCGTCTGAACCCGTTTACCAAGGAATGCTACGCGATAAAATACAAGCCGCGCAGCGGGCAACCTGCCAAGCCGGCAGAAATGGTGATCGGAAAAGATGCGTTCACAAGCCGCGCGGAGCAACATGCGGCATTTGATGGTTTCAAAGCCGGGATAATCGTCATGCAGGACAACAGCGCTGACCTGACGTACCGCGAGGGGACAATTGTACTCGACGACGAGAAAATAATCGGCGGTTGGGCGGAGGTCCACCGGATAGACAAATCCCTACCATTCAGGACCGAGGTCAGCATGAAAGAGTACAACAAGGGGATGAGCACATGGAAACAGATCCCCGGCACGATGATCAGAAAGGTAGCACTCGTACAGGCGCTACGCGAATCATTCCCATCCGTCCTGGGTGGCCTTTACGACCGCGCAGAGATAGAGAGCAACGACGCAAAGGTGGTCGGCCCAGGCGCAACCGCCTGATCCCCACACAACACACACGGAGACAGACACATGAAAACAAAAATCGAAATGGAAATAAGCAAAGTTACATCGAAGCACGAGGTAGGAAAAGCAGACACACATAAGGTCGTCATGACCGGGTGCCTGCATGGAATAGACATCAAAATGGAGATGACATCGGATGAACTCGCCATGATAGAGGAAATCGCGCCAATATACCCAGGCAGACCCGTAGCCGTGACCATTGAGGACAACCAAGCCGTCCTGCAGCAATGGGCATCGCAGGAGGCAGCACACAATGCAACGGAGGTCAGCAGATGAGCGACCAGGACCACGTGGATGCCCCACTCACCCCCGCCGGCACAGATGACCATGTCCCGGGCCTCCTTGACCCCCAGGGAATAGAAGACGCATTCTACCAGATCAACGCCCTACGCAGGGAGATGGTGATCGCCAGCGCCGCCCTGACCGCAGAACGGGAGGAAATAGAGGAGCAGATGAACAACGTGAATGCCCGCATCAGCGACGCAATCGGACCATACGCGGAGGAAATAGAGCGCCTCAAGCACGATATCGAGAAGGCGGTCATGTATAGGCAGAGCAGCGAAAAGACGGACGCAGGCAAAGCCACCTACTACAAGGCCCGCAAACCCAGCATAAAATGGGACGACAAGGCCCTGCAGGGATATGCAATCGATCATCCCGAAATAATGAAATTCAGAACCGAGGGCAAACCAGGCAAACCACGGGTCAAAATCGACCTGCCCGAGATGCCCAGCAGGGAAACAATAATCAGTGACGCAGAAGCCGCAGGGGGGCTGCAGTACAGCACCCCCGGGGGAGCAGAATGAGCACAAGTACGCGGTCAGGAATCAACCGCGCCAGGGAACAGAAGGACCACCTGGAGCAGGAGATCCACCGCGCCGTCGCGAGGTTTGAGGAAGGCACCGGGCTGCACGTCACGGACATCTGGACAGAGACGGCACACGGGGAACCAGGGACCTATCCCATCAGACAGGTCGCCCGCGTAAACATCCGGACGGAAATGGAGACCAGGTGAACGGCATGGAAATCGACGGCGACACAATCGTCTGGAAGTCAACGCCAGAGCTATATGAAGCCGAAGCAAGGGGAGACAAGGACAACACCGTGCGGTTCTTACCGGTACATGGCCGGGAACGCAGGTGCCTGGTTGCAGCATGGGACCACCTAACAAAAATAAAAATCGTCGAGGTTGGAGGGCAGCGGTCCTTTACACGGACCCTCACGTCGATGTTTACACGGCCACACAAATGCCCCCTATACGAAGGAGACATGCTGGTGCAGGTACAATGCTACATTTTTAGCTGGGACCACCCGGAGGCAGGGCATGGGCAGGCGTAAAACAGCAGAGGAGTACGGGGAGGAGATAACCTCCCTGCACTACCGCCTGGAGGACCTGGAGCGGCGGGGCAAGCAGGACGGGGACCAATACGCCGAGCTGGTGGACAAACTACGCGACCGCAGGGCCAAATGGGCAGAACGGCTACAGATCACCGTCCACGTTGCAAACAACGAACAAAAGCCCTGGACAGCGGACCTGATACAATACACGACCGCAACAGAAACGATCACCGTCGACACGCAACCCATGCCCCCGAAAAGCAAAACCGGCTACGACCAGACCGGGGACTATAATTTTTTTATTGAAACATACCAGAAATGGGGCGGCATGGTTGCAGAACGGAAAACAGCGACCGACCTCTACGGTACGCTATTCTCACGCGACGAAAACCGTAACTGGCAGCGCGCCAGGTTTGCCAGGGAGGTCGACCGGTTCCAGGCAGATGAACGGTTTAATCGCTTCGCCGTATTTGCAGAATGTAATTTATTTGATTTCCTCAGCTACGTGCCCCGGTTCCACCCAGAGACAAAGAAATATAATGCCGCCCGGGAGGACCCGGTGAACACCACACAAAAAAGAGCAGCGATCGCCGCGCTTGCGGTTAAGGGCACGCCTGTGCTCTGGTGCGGATCCCGGAAAGCAGCCGCGCTATTGTACGCACACATGATCCGCGCATGGTGCAGGGACAACTACGGGCATATATTGGGATTGAGACCGGCGGAATTGGGCGGTCACACGCCGAACGGGGACGGCCGCGAACAATGACCCGCGTAGGCCGGAGAACACCCGTGACGAGGGTGTGTGTTCTTCGGTATTTTTTTTATAAAGGCATGTAGTACCGAAGGTTTTATATATACACGGGTTGTAGTACGGTATAGAGGCAAAGGGCCTCACACAACTTACACGGAGACGACCCAAATGAACACAATCGAACAACTCAGACAGAACGGCTACCACCCAGCAAACCCACAGAACGAACGCATCCACGCCATCATGGCAGAGAGGGCAGACGGGAACAGCTGGGACGAAATCCTCGCAGCCCTGGACAGGATTATGGACGACCACCAAGGACTACGGGCCCTGGTGGTACGCGACGACGTCTACGAAATCCGCACGGTTGCCAGATGGGAGCGCGCAGGATACACAATGACAGATAACACGGACATGGGAGAGTAAGCCCACGAACACAACGCACACGGAGACGACCCAAATGAACACAATCGAACTGAGAAAATACACCCGCGAAAACGGGGAAATCGGCTACATGATAATGAACGACGTAGAACAGGAAACAGACGATGGGCTGATGGTAGTGCCCGCCCGGACCAGGATCCCAGCGGCAATCGCGAAGGACCTGATCGGTAGCACCGCCGAAAGCGCAATCATCACCATCGATGTACTGCCAACGCCGGACCAGGCACACATCACGGTCACGGAGGACAGGCGGACATATAGTGACCTGATGGAGAACGGGTACGATGCAGGGCTGCCGGCGGAATACAAAGAGGCAGCCATGAAAAAGACCCGTGCAATGGGCCACACATGGGACCGGATAAGGCACGCAATAGCAATCCGCTCACACGGAGCCAGCGGGACCAGGAAAGCGCAAATCAGCAACGACCTGGAAAAGGCAGACCTGGAATGGGCGAAAGAGAACGGCATGGGGAAATAACCATGCCGGACATAGAAGACAGCGATTACTGCCGTGGACGAGAGGCCCTTTACAACGAGGACTGGGTCCCAGGGGACCAGGAGGCAGCGATCCGGGCAGCCCAGGGCCACCCGGACGAAACACAGACGTACCTCGAAGTAAGCGCGCTGGCGTTTGAGAACCTGCGGCCATTTTTAGAACGGGATCTGGAAGCCGCCAGGGAAGCGGGATGCTTCGAATAAGGTGGTCCCGGCATGGTGGCAAAGGTAAGAGAGGCCGAGGAGGGCCTCCTGGAATACTACAGCGACTACGTACCCACCACCAGACGGGCATGGTTCTACCGGGCCCGCAGGGTGGTGGAGGTCGAGGCACAGCGCGGGACCAGGGAAATGGCCTGCAACAGGTGTGGCAAGACCCTGGACCTGCAGGTCCACCACATAGACCGGGACATCCAGAACAACCGCAGCGACAACCTCGAGGTCCTCTGCATAGATTGTCACCTGGAGGAGCACCCCGAGCGGTTGCAGCAATTGTACGCCGTCTGGGTGGACGACAACGGGGAATATTTGACATGCACAGGGGAGGAGGAGGAGGCATAAACAGACAAGCCGCGCATAAAGGCATGTAGTACCGAAGGTTTTATATATACACGGGTCGTAGTACGGTATAGAGGCAAAGGGCCTATAAAAGGAGACGACACAACATGAGCAACGACAACAACGAACCCGGAGTAACCTACATGACAGAAGTGCTAATGGCAGACCTCGAAGGACGCGCAACCTGGTGGGAGGCCAAGGCCGAAACCTACGCGGCAATAATCAGATCAGGGGAATATGGCACGGTAGCAGAGGAGCACACCCACAGCAGCTACGGCGACAGGTTCCCAGCCTTTACAATGACAGACGGCAGAGAACTGCAGACAAACGAAAGCGGAATTTTTAAAGACGGTGTCGGGATTTCAAACACGAAACTACGTGATCCCGAGGACTTCCCTGATGTGCCCAGGCGGACACTTGCCACGGAGAGAGCGGACCAGAGAAGCAGAATGATGGCATGCTGGAAGCAGGGACGACCAGACCTGGCAAAGAAACATGACGCAGCAATACACGAACTGAACGACGCAATAGAAAAAATGGGGCCAAGCGCTGGCCCGGAATAAAACACGGAGGCAGGAGAATGCAGGAATTTATCAGCGCAATGGAGATGAGCACACCCCTCTCCACCTGCGAGAAGACCGGGACCAAGATCATGCACCGGTCACAACCCACAGAGGCAACGATCGTGGGCTCGTACCCCGGGGGGTTCCGGGTCCAGGTCACAGAGGACGGCCAGGTCCGGGACCTGATGCTGCCATTTCGGAACATAGACCAGTGGGTGGTACAATAATGCACGTGGAGGAGGCGCTACAAATGGCCGGGTACAATATACGCGACGTAGCGCACCACAGGAAGGTGCAGATGTTAGCGGCCAGGATCCACCTCGACCAGAACGGCTGGGCAGATATAGCATCACACCTAATCGCCAGGTCAAACGAAGCAACGGACCACAGAGCCCGGTCCAGGCTCCGACACGATGTCATGCACGCGAGAGAACGGGCCACACGTTACCGTGCCCGGTACTGTGAGCGGCAAAGAAAGCGATGAATATGAAGCCCCGGTGACGAGCCGGGGCACACAACGACACACCGAGAGGCACGTAGGTAGAATAGAAATTAACCTCGTCCCAAAAATCGGCGTTTCGACCCAAATGGAATAATGACACGTGCATTTATAAGTTTTATGTTTGGAATATATAGACTGATAATAGTTTCTAATTTATAAATAGAAAGAGAACGCCGGTCCGGCCACGTTACCGTTGTAACCAAACACGACCGACACCATGACAAAAACCCGCTCTTTTAAATATAATCAATTACAATGGTAACGGGCTAACAGGCGACCCCATGGAGGCACAACGACATGCTCGACGAAGCACGAAAATATACAAAACAAGGACTAATAGTCCATCCGCTCAAAGCAGCAGAGGACGGGAACAGCAGAACAGGAAAAGCACCAATCGAGGCAGGGTGGCAGAACCGGCCCGCACCCAGGACAGACGCGGAGCTGGAGCAGTTTTTTTTAAATGGCGATTATAACATCGGCCTGCTGTGCGGCAAGGCCAGCAACATCACGGTCATCGACGTAGACAGCGACCTGTTTATGGCGGATATCCTCGGCGGAATAGACACAGACGGCTGGCTGATCAGCAAACGACCAAACAGCGAGCACAGGTGCCACTTGTACTTTAAGTACCAGGAGGACCTCAAGGCACAGAAACACCACGTCCTGGGAATAGAGGTCCTGGCGGACGGGAACAATTGTGTAATGCCCCCCAGCCAGCACTACAGCGGAACCAAGTACGAATTTAATCGACCAATAGAGGAAGGGATCCCAGACATGCCCCTGGAATTTAAACGCAGGCTACAGGGGGCGTTTAAATTGGAGGCAATGTACAAAAAAGCACGGAGCAAATGCAGGCCATGCATCCGGGAATTTTTGAAGGAGCCCGAGGTTTTACACGGATCAGATGGGCGCCTTTACATGCTCGCGGTAATGACCGAGATATCAGCGGCATGCAGGGAACTGAAGTACAGCAAGGACGAGCAGGAAAAGGTGGCATACTTCACGGTCCGGTTAATATACAAACACGACTACGACCACCAGAGGGCCGAGAAGGAGCTCAACAACATCGACCCGGATAAAACGTGGAAATGCGAAACCTTAAAAGAGCAATTCTGGGATAGATGTGCCTGCGACGATTGCAAATATAAGGAGCAGGGCAGGGACAAGAGCACCGCCGTCAAGGCCGTACAGGAGGCAGGGGAATCGTTCAAGGACATGCTGGCCATGGCGGAGGAAATGCAAAGCCGCACGCCGATACTATATGACAAGAGCGGGACGTTCTGGGTCTGGATACAGGGCACCGGATACAGGATGATCGACGAGACAGACATCCTGATCGGGCTGAAAAACAGCCTCGGCCTCCGCGGCGTCACAAGGCAGAAGTTTAAAGCGGGAATAATAGAGGCAATCAGGATCACGGGCCGAGAACGAGCAGCGACGGTGCAGGACCCGGACCCGGCATGGATACAATTTAAAGACACGGTGGTGGACCTGCACACAGGGGAAACATTCACCGCAACGCCGGAATATTTCTACACAAGCCCGGTGCCACACAACCTCGGCACCAGCACAGAGACGCCTACCATTGACAGGCTCCTGGCGGAATGGACCAACAGCGACCTGAAGCGGCAATTATACGAGATCCTCGCATATACCCTCATGCCATCCTACCCGGTGCATAGGATATTCTGTCTGCACGGGAGCGGGAGGAACGGAAAGGGACAGTACATGAAACTCATGCGGAAATTTGTAGGGGTCGACAATTGCACCAGCACGGAGATGGAGCGCCTGGCCGATAGCAGGTTTGAAACCGCGAAATTGTACTGCCGCCGCGCGGTGTTTATGGGCGAGACCAATTTTAGTACCCTGAACAAAACGAGCCGCCTGAAGCAGCTATCCGGAGAGGACATCGTCACCGGAGAACACAAGAGAAAACAGCCGTTTGATTTTGTGAATTGCGCAAAAATAATAATCGCAACAAACAGCCTGCCGCAGACACAGGACCGGACCGACGGGTTCTACAGCAGGTGGCTGGTTATCGATTTTATACATAGGTTTCCAGAAGGGAAGGACCTGATCGACCCAATACCAGAATGGGAGTACGAAAACCTCGGCCTGAAATCAATCGAGATCCTGCGAGACCTCCTGACAGAAGGGAAGTTTTACAAGGAGGGAAGCATCGAGGAGCGGCAACGCAAGTACGAGGAAAAGAGCAACCCGGTCGCAGCATTCGTCAAGGAACAATGTGTCACGGACGACCCGGACGGGTGGGCGCCCCTTTACGAATTGTACGACAGGTACGACATCTACCAGGCAGAGCACGGCCACCGGAAATTAACAAAGCGGCAATTTTCAACACAATTACAGGACCTGGGACATGAGAAGGAAAAGGGCAGGATCGCAGATTTTAACGGCGTGTATTTTATTGGCCTACGACTAAAGAAAATTGGCCCACAAACAAACCTCGCGGTGGAGGAGAACGGGGACCCGGGCGAACAGCCCGAGAATGAACCAAATTGTAACCAATGTAACCATTGTAACCAAGGGTCAGTTAAGAATAATAGTATATATAGAGGGTTAAACGGGACACCGGTTACAACGGAAACAACGGTTACAAACCCGACGCTTTGTAAGGAAATAATAAAAGAGGTGGGCCGGCAATACCCAGGAGGCTACGTCCCGGACACGCAGGCGTTCATCGACGAGTACATGCGCAACCACCCCTACGCGGAGGAGGAGGTGGTCGCGCCCCTGATACGACTGCTGAAGAAGAACGGCTGGAAGATACCGATGCAAAGCAGCGGAGGAGGAGACGACGACTACGGCAGGAGGACATAACCATGCCGGACATCCTGCACGTCTTCGACCTCGACTACACCCTGGTGGTCCCGGACGCAGGAGCGAACAAGCGCTCCTCATTCTTCCAGGTCCACAGATATGAGCCCATAGGGCCCATGGTGGACCTTTTCGACGCCTGCCCGAACAAGGTCATCCTGACCAACAGACATCCCGCTGTGGGGCCGGAATTGGAGCATATATGGGGCGTCCCGGTCCATTGCAGAGAACACGACCTGGAATGGGCAGACATACAGCAGATAAACACCGACTCGGCCAGGCTCGAGGCGTTCATGGCCAAAATGGCGGAACAGAAGACAACCAAGGTCAACGCCTGGGCCCAGGAACACGAGAGGGTGGTGTTTTTTGAGGACCATCTGCGCAGGTTCAACCCGGACACATTCGCCGACAACGTGACGGCGGTGGACCCGCTACCGATCATAAAACAGGCCAACTACCCCGGTCTAACAGAGGCCGACGTCCAGGTTTTACTCCAGGGCAGACCAGGAGGAGCGCTGTGGGCCGACGACCTGCTCGCGCATAGAGGGATGGAATGAGGGCACGAGACCAGGCGGAGAAAATCACCGCCCGGGCAATCGTGGCCCTGGCCAGGATCCTGCAAGGAATCACCAGGGCAATCAGGAGAATATGGAGGGATTGAGATGGGCCGACGACGGAACCGGAGCAACCGGATCGAGCACGTACCACCCGAAAACCTGACCATCACAGAGAGGCAGCGACAGGCAGACATATATGACGGCATGGGCCTGGCAGAGGCAGCCGCAGCGAAGACAAAACGGAACCGCACCACAAGGACATGGGGCCGTTGACCGCTGCCTCATACCTTTTTATATTTCTGAACCCGATATATAAACGACGAATCCCGGAAGATAGGAATCCGGAAAATGGAGGACCCACCACGACGACACCCGACCTACAGGGACGGAGACACGAATCCGTCCGCATTGAGGATTTAAGGAAACACCCCAAAAATCCTAAAATACACTCACAAGAACAGATCCTAAAAATTGCAACATCCATAAAGGACAACGGATGGGGCAAGGACATCCTAATCACAGCCGACAACACAATCATCGCAGGCCACGCCACGGTGGAGGCAGCGAAGACAATCGGTATGGAGGAGGTCCCGGCAACGGTCCTGGAGGACATAAGCCCTGACAGAGCGCTCGCCCTGCTCATTGCAGACAACCGCATGGCCGACCTGGCGGAGAACGACACAGAGGCCCTGGCGGCGGCTCTTATGGAGCTACGCGATGTTATCGACATAGAGGCCACGGGTTACACCGAGGACGACCTGCAGGAATTCATGCCGGACGGGGAACAGGACGCAGAGGACGACGGCTACGATGCCCCGGAGGAATACCAGGCAATCGACGAACCGGTGACACAAGCCGGGGACGTCTGGCTCATGGGGGAACACCGGATCATGTGCGGAGACAGCACGGACCAGCGCCAGGTAGCCAGGCTAATGAACGGCCGCACCGCCAAAATGGCATTCACGGACCCACCATACAACGTGGACTATAACCAGGACAAGAGTCCCATGGGGAAGCCCAAGGGGGTGGCGGCAGACACCAAGATCATGAACGACAAGATGGGCCGGCCGGAATTCGGCCGGTTCCTGGACCTGATAATAAAACGGCTGTTTGAGGCGGTAGACGGCGTTTTTTATATATGCATGAGCTGCAAGGAGTGGCCCAGGGTCATGGCTGCGTTTGAGGAGAACGGCGGCCATTGGAGCAGCACCATCATCTGGAATAAAAGCTCCTTTGTTCTTTCCAGAAAGGACTATCATCCGAAATTCGAACCGATATTGTACGGCTGGAAGGAACCAGACGAGGGCAAAACCCCGGACTACACACCGATATTGTATGGATGGGTAGAGGGCAGCACACCGCAGCACCTGGAGAGCCGGAGCAAGAGCGACATATGGGAAATAAAGAAGCCGACAAAGAACGTAGAGCACCCCACCATGAAACCGATCGAGCTGGTAGGGGAGGCAATAAACAACAGCAGCGACCTCGGGGACCTGGTCGTGGACCTATTCAGCGGCAGCGGAACCACCGTGATCGCAGCGGAGCAGCTCGGCCGGGTTTGCTATACCATGGAGATGGACCCGAAATATTGCGACGTCACGGTCCACAGGTGGGAGGAGCACACCGGCCGAACGGCAGAACGGATCCCTGCAGCAGACGCGCCGGTCGGCTCCTTTACAGCCGAAGACACCGACGCAGAGGAGGCTGCCTGATATGCCACAAGACCTCCGGGCCCTGGGCCAGAACGAGCGGATGAGAAAACGCCGGTACAAGGTCCTCCGGCTGTGGTTGAAGGGGGCCACCGCAGGGGAGATCGCGCACAACACGGGCGAGAAAATAAAGACGATATACAACGACCTGGATTATATACGCGCAACGCCCCTGAACACCCTGCCGGTTGAGGTGATCCGGGACATGGGCGTCAATTTTTACGAGCTGAAGGTCCGGGAATTGGAAGCACGGATCGCAAAGGTACCACCCGAGGAGGCCAGGAAACACCCGAACTACGTCCTCGGCCTCGAGAAATTGGTCCAGCGATACAAAGAGGAATCCCTGAAGATGCAGGGCTGCTACCAGGAAAACATCAACCACACAGGCGGCCTGAATATTACGTTTGAGGAGATAGATGCCAGCCCCACGACCGAAGCACGGGAAGACCATCAATGTCCCGGTGATAGCTAAATTTAACCGGCTGTGGAACGACAACCCCTCCGCCCGCCTATTTGCCATATATGGAGGAGCAGGGTCCGGGAAAAGCGTAGCCGTAGCGCAGCGAATATGCCGCATCCTGATATGGGGCAAGGGCGCAGAAATCCTGGTCACCAGGAAGACCCTGCCGTCCCTCCGGATAACGGCATATAAAATGATCAGGGACACCCTCGACGCTTGGCAGATACCCTACGAACACAACAAGAGCGAGCGAATAATAAGCATCGGGCAGAACAGGTGCTACTTTTCGGGCATGGATAACCCCGAGAAGATAAAATCGGCTGAATTCAACTACGTCTGGATGGAGGAAGCGACCGATTTTAAACGCGACGACCTCATGCAGATAAACCTCCGTGTCAGGAGGAGGAACCCAGGGCCCTGGCCCAACCAAATATATATGTCGTTTAACCCAATAGACGCCCACCATTGGTTAATTGAGGACTACGTAGAAGGGCCGAAGAAACGCAATATAGTGATCCACCACAGCACCTACCAGGACAACCCGTACCTGCCCCCAGAATACGTGGAGGAGCTGGAGGACCTCATAAACCGAGACGAGAACTTCTATCGGATATACAGCCTCGGGCAGCCAGGCGTACTGAAGAATAAAATATATACAAATTACACAGTCGAGGACTTCCCTGCGCCCGTGGGCCTTTTTGTACGAGATGCAGACTTCATGGGGCTGGACTTCGGATTTAACAACCAGACGGCCCTGGTTGCAATAAGGATAATCAACGGGGACCCATACATAAAAGAACTATTTTATGCCGACCATTACACCAACGGGGACCTGGTCGAATGGATGCGGGCCAACCTACACAACAAGAACATCCCAATCTACGCAGACAGCGCGGAACCGGACCGGATCACGGAGATCGCCAGGGCCGGGTTCAATATACACCCAGCCAGAAAAGAGGTGGTCCCAGGCATAGACCACGTAAAGAGCATGCACCTGCACATCGACCGCAGCAGCCCCAACCTAATCACCGAAATCCAGAATTACAAATGGAAGGAAGACAAGGAGGGCAACGTCCTGGACGAGCCTGTCAAATTCAGGGACCACGCCATGGACGGCATGAGGTACGGCCTCTGGAGCGCCAATATTGGTGGGACGACGGTGCCCATGGACGCCGCGACGGCGGGAAAATACGCGCCAGACGCTGGGCTCGCAGCAATAGACTACGGCGAGGAGGAAGACGATCCAGAATTATGGATATAAAAAAGGAGTAAAGGAGGTTGCGGGCACGGGTAAAAAGCCCGGTGGAAATGCAGAAAAGACCGAGTAAAAACCTCCGTGCCCCGGTGTCGTTGCGCATAGTTGGGTCGAACGCGCTAACGTTTGCAACAATATAAAAACCAATATAGTAATATAAGTATTTTATTAAAATTTGTTAAAACGTACACCCCCGTTTTATAAAATAAACACTCAAATACAAACGACGACGCACCGACGGAGCGACCCATATATGCCCAACGACACAGAACCGACAATCGTACCCGGGAAGGAGTACGGCGAGATATACGTGACCAGCTGGGGTGAGGTATACCCAACCCCCACCGTGACAAGCGAGAAGTTGCAGCAATACAGAGAGAACTACTACGGCGCAGGAATAACCAGGAAACTCGTAGCAATATTCATGGGATCGACCTACGAAATCGAGGTCACGGCCCCAGACGGAGAACCAGCGGAGGACCTGCAGCAGGAGATCACCAACATGGCCAAAGCCCAGGACGTAGCCCTCTGGGACAAAATGAAAATCGGGTGGCAAGATAAGTTATGGATGGGGGCCGGGATATTCAACCCCGTCTGGGAGCAGGACGGCACCAGGTGGTACATAAGCAAAATCAGGCGCCTGCCGCCCGGCTCGTTTGCCACCCCTCGGGCAGCGACAGCCGGGGACCGGCCACGGGGAAGGACCCTCAAAGGAATCGAGGTCAACAACCGAGGAGAAATCGAATGCTGGCAGACGGTCAGCCAGAAGGAACCAACCAGGATCAGGAATGTACACCTGGTCCGGGACACAACCAGCACGGACCCAGCGGGGACACCCGAAATAAAGCCGGTCGTCCCGGTCCTCACATATCTGGACTTTGCCTGGAAAGCCCAAATACAGAAAATAAACCGCGTTGGAGCGCCGCTGTTCATGATACGCATCGTCCAACCGAAAGGCGACGACGTGGCCTACGCCAAGAAGATCGTGAAGAGCTGGGGCAAGGATACCGGGTTTATTTTGAGAGAGAACTTCGAGGTTATCGAGTTCAATTTTAAGGACAGCGAGAGCGCCCTGCAGACGATAGAGCACCTCACCGACATGGTCCTGGATTATTGGGTACCGACCAGCATGATCAGCAAGGACGGCTCCCTGATAAACAACGCAGGCAACAGCCAGATCGAGCTGTTGTACAGATATATCGCAGGAATACACCGCGACATCGAGGCCACATGGGAACCCCTCCTGCAGAAATACCTGGACGCAAACGGCTACGAGGACCACAGGGTAAGAATAGTCATCCCGGACCCGAAGGTGAACGACCACGAGACGGCAGCGAAACAGGCCGAGCTGGGAGCGGAGACCGGGACCCTGACCACAAACGAGATCAGGACCCGGCTGGGTGCGCACGAGATGAGCGAAGACGAGATCATGGCCCTGCCGGTCAACCAGCGCGGTGGCTCCTTTACAGCCAAGGAGGAGGAGAATGGCTCCCGGGATATCCCGCAGCAATTCGCCCACAGCACACGCATCCAGGACCTGGAAGAACGCGACCCGAACGAAGTGAACACGGCCCTGGTTGCCAAGGAGACCGAGGAACTCGTCGACGCAATCGACCGCATGGCGGCGAAGGTAATCGGCGGGCTTTGAGGAGAGCAGCATGGGCGAAATTGAGGACGCAGCAGAGGCCCTGCGGGAAGAATATGAGCGGACCCTGACACAGAACGCAGCGACCGCACACATGGCCGGGGATATCCAGGCGCAGAAGGCCCTCCGGATGAAACTGAAAATGGACCTGGTCAACGAGGAAGCCGCCAAATTTGCCAAGGCATACAAGAAGGACCTGCAGGCCGGAGGCAGCTACATCGAGGGCGACTGGGTACCCTGGCTCAAGGATAGGACAGAGGACGACAAACGACGAATAAGCAACATAATCGAAAGAGGCTACCTGGAAGGCAAAGACACCGGAAGCACACAGTACGCAAAGGGCGGCAAATATGGCCTATACCCCAAAGACACCATCGCCGGGGACCTCCAGGATTACTTTAACAAGCGACGCAGCCATGCCAGCATGGTGGCACGGACGGAGATCGCACGAATACAGACACGTGGCAGCCTGAATCGATACAAGAAACAGCAGGTACAGAAGGTCATGTGGCTGACATTCCAGCCATGCCCGATATGCGCACAATACAACCGGCGCGTTTTCAAGACGACCGACCTACCGGCGGAGGTCCCGGTCCACCCAAACTGTAGGTGCGCCCTGGCACCGGTCCCAGACAACACAGGAATCGGTGTAGCCCCGGAGCAGGAGGTACCGCCAGGCTTCCAGACACCCATGCCCGTAGACCAGCCTGACGTGAAATACACCAAGGTCAACGAGATGGAGATGGACGACGCAGGAGAAGACATCCTGGGATTAGGCCGCAGGGAACGTACGGACCTGACCGCAGAACACCGCCGCTACCTGGGCCAATACAAAGGTAAGAAATTCGAACGTTTCAACGCATGGAACAGAGGCCAGACCCAGGTGAAGAAATCCCAGGCGGAGACATTCACGGCCATGAACAACGTCATCGGCGACGCGGTGCGAAAATCGCGCCTACCCACCGACATGAAGTTATATCGAGGAATACCGCAGGACCTGGCCGACGATATAGCAAAAAGGGGAGTATACACAGATGCATCATTTATGAGCACGGCCAACAACCTGGGGTCGGCGCAAGGCTTCGCCAAGGTAGCCGACGACGGCTACAAAAATATAATACAATTCAAGCGAGCAGGGGGAAAACCAGGGCTCTACATGGGAGGAGAACGCGAGATCCTCCTGCCCAGACACATGCGGCTCAACCTAAAGGAGGTGAAGGAGGTAGAGCACCTGACGTACAACCAGGCGGGATATCGGCACACCATCAAGGCCAGAATATACGTAATGGAGGACGCAAGCCCACCTGCAAGGTTGCCATTCCAGGCCCAGACAATCAAGCACAAAAAGACCCAGGTCACCTACGATGCACAGGACCAGGACTGGACGGATTATACATCGCTGCACAAGAAGGGCCAGATCACCGACGACGACGTGGCCGCAATAGAGGACTACATCTACGGCGATTATCACGAATTCAACCTCTGGCTACGCAAGGGGGACGATTTCGGAGACGAACTCGCGGAGGAATGGGTCAAGCGCACAGGCGGGGACCGGGCCGCCATAGCAAAGAATCTCCAGGAACGGGCCCAGCGCGAATATATCCCGAAACGAAACACCCTGGACAAACTGATCAACGACCACCCCCTCCAGAGCGACGCCGTCCTATACCGGGGATGCGGACCAACCACCGCAAAACGCCTCATGGAGGACCAGATTTATGACGCCCACAATTACCAGAGCAGCAGCCTGAACCTCCGCATGGCGCAGAGCTTCGGGGACCGGGGGGAGGACGGGTTTAAGAACGTGCTCGTTTTCAAACAGAAAAAGGGAGATAAAGGGTTCTATACCAGCCCGTACGAAAGCGAGGTACTCATGCCCAGGGGGACACAATATCGCCTGGCCCAGGTACGCGAGGTAGACAACACCGAATACAAGACCGGGACCTATAGTGAGAAATATGATAAAATCAGATACTTAATTGTGGAGGCAAAGACGCCATGAAGACCAAGAAAGAAAGGGACGCTGACAAAAAAGGGCGGTTTGAGGCACAGGCGGCAGACGGTGTGTTCTCTGCACCCACCGCCCCATTCCCAACCGACGCCGTGAAACGCGCAAACGCGATCTGGGACGAAATGACAGAGCAATAAAGACCAGGCCCACGACCCGGGCCTTTACATTCACAACGACCAGGAGGCACCAAATGTACGACATAGACACAGCCTACGCTGCGGCGGCCGGGATTGCAACCGCAGCGGCAGCGGCGCTGATATGGATCAAGAGCAAAGCCACCCCCATCATATACACAGCGATCCGGAACACCGACGCAGACGAGATGGCCGCGATCATAGACATGGTCCGGGAGGCAAAGGGGAAGCAGGGACCCCAGGGAGCAGATGTGACAAACGAGGAGCTGCAGGAAATAGGGCTCGCGGTTTGGAACGCCGTGAAAGACTGACACGGAGGCACACATGAAGGGCAAAGGGATGTCACACGATACACGCGCGGAGGCCGAGCGCAGGATCCAACAGGGCGACGAATTCCCCTCGATGATTGCCCGGGACCTCGGGGTGCAGACGAACACCATCCGTTTATTGAGGAGGAAAATGCGGAAGGCGGGCCGTTTACCCGAACAATAACCGTTTTGTAACCAATGTAACCATTGTAACCGAGGGTCAGTTAAGAACAATATATTATAAAGAGGGGTAAACGGGACCCCGGTTACAACGGTAACAACGGTTACAGACATGCCCCCCGGTCCCAGACAACCACAAACACACTTTCACACCGCTCACAATACATATATTTAAAGAAATTAATAAAGACATATATGTCGCGCGACCCACACAACGACATGCCCAAAGAGACGGCGCTATATAACGCCGCCACGCTTCATGCCCAGGAGGACCAGACCACACCACCACAGTCCCACGACCCCGAGGTAATCCTCCAGGGGCTGGAGCGCTGGATCGCATACCAGCAGGGCACCACAACCGTCTATTTTTATTATTCTATTGAGAACTACCGCGGCACAGAAGAAGCATGGGACGACGTCCCGGTCGTGTTCACCAACGGACCGCACCCTGACATGGAAAAAATGAAGACGGATGCGGAGGAAGCGATCGAGGAAGTAAACGGGCGCTACGCCGCGGACATATACAACACCAAGGTAATCGAGTCACCGGGCCAGCCCAGGATGACAGCCAAAATCCACTTCACCGACCCAGAAACCCGGGCCCTTTACGAAGCCGGCAAATTGGGAGTAAGCACGGCCGTGGAGACCAAGATCGCACCGGATGCCAGGCTGGTAGGCAAGGTGGTACCGAACCACGTCCTTGTATTTCCCACCAGCAACGAATATCAGCCCAGGGACGGCGGAGCCATGCTATTAAACAATATTATCGTAGAGGAGGAGGACGACTCCATGAAAGAACTCGACAGACTGACGACAGAAATCCGTGAATTGAAGAACAGCGTAGCGGCCGCCATCAACGGCACACCGCAGACAAACACCCCGCCTACCGACCCACCGCAGGCGAACACACCACCTACCGACCCACCCAGCAACGGAGAAAACAACATGGACACAGACACACAGCAACTCCTCCAGAACAAGGAGGCAGAGCTCCAGGCCAAAGAGGCCAAAATCAAAGACCTTGAGGACCAGAAGACCAAAGCAGAGCAGGACCTCGAAGAATACCGTAAAGCAGAGTCCGACCGCAAATGGAACGAGCTGAAAAACAACACCATCCCCGAGGGCCTGGTCCAGAAAACAGAGGACGAGAAGGAACTCCGTCAGCTGTACAACAGCGACAAGGACGCGTTCTATTCCAAGGTACTGGCCGTAACCAGGAAAGCACCCAACGGAGGAGAGGAGGGCGCCATGTTCACCAACTCCGAGGATTTCGGCAAACAGAAGTCCACCTACGAGGAATGGGACAAGGCAACTGGAGCCGAAATTAACGTATAAGGAGACACAAACATGACAAGCAAGATATCCGGAGACTTCCTCCACGGCGTCCCGATAACATGCATCCTGAACGAAGGCACAATCACCGTAGGCACGGGATACAACGAGGTAGGACACAAGACCACTAATCTGTCATTCGCAGACGAGCTACACAAGAACGAGATCGTCGCTCTTTGTCCGGACAGCGCATGCACCTACGAAAACACAGCCGGCCTCCCGGTTGTGGAACCCGTAGCCGACGGAGACAGCGTAATCGTGGGGATTATTGAATCCGAACCCCTCCTGCAGAAGAAGCCAGGCAGCACCGGCGCAGCCGATACCCTGGAAGAACGGCTCGCAGGGGAATATTACAGGGTCGCCACCGTGCGGTTCTTTACATTCTCCGCAATAGCACCCGCAACCCTGGTCACAACCGACACCGCCGTAGTGACCCCAGGCGTAGCCGGCAAATTGAAGGTCGACGTCAGCGAGAGCACAGGCGGAGAGAACGGCATCGTCCTGAACGACGTAGGATCCGGAGGCACCGGTATCGTACCTCTGCACTACCAGGCCAAGACCGCCGGGGCAACCGTGAAGATCCTGGTCGCCGTCACCGGCATGATGACCGGAGCAACATAATCAGAGTAAACACCAGGGCCTGACCCGGCCCTATACATTCACTACACACACAACGACCCGAGAGGAGAACGAACATGCCAGAAGTAAGCGGACAGAATGAGAAATTCCTACAAAAAGAATTCGTGGTCCCTAAAGTTTTTGAGATCATGAACCCGTACCTGGCCTTTTTACCAATGGTGGAGAAGGTCAAGGCAGACAGCCGTGCGGTTCAGTACAAGAAAGAGGAGTACAGCGACAGCACCGACCCGAAGAAGGAGAAGCCAAGGAAACGCACCGCAGGATCCGACTGGACCTACGTCGACATCAGCCAGATGAGCATCGACAGCGCCCTCCTGCAAAAAACAGGCTTCGCGGTCAGAATCGACGAGGACGCAATCGACAGCGTCCAAGGTGTGGACGAAATAAAAAGAGCGTTCAGGAAAACAGGGTTCTGGCTGGCGGAGGACTTCAACACCAAGATGGGGGCACAGATAACGAACGACGCCACCACACCATCATGGACCCCAGAGTATGAATGGAGCGCAGATGAAGCCACCCCCGTGGAGGACCTGCGCAAACTGAAGTACGAAATGAAGCGCGAGGGCTACCCATACCGCCTCACGGACACCTTCGTAAACATGGACAACATGGAGGAGCTCGAAGGCTATCTGGTAGGCCTCGACGTTCCAGACGGCAAGCAGAACGCCGCCTACGGCAAACCCGTGATCAACCCCGACGACACAATCGACATCCCCGTCTCTGGTAGGGTACACGGCCTGCAGAGCGGCATCGACGAAGGCGACATCCTGGCCATGGACCGCAACAACCCAGGAGCTACCCTGTTCTACAACAACAGCTCCAGGTATGCAACCAAGACCATCAGGTACAGAGGCAGCGACGGAAAATGGAAGGAAATCGACAACTTCGGGTTTAACTTCCATAAATACACCGACCCAGAAAGTCACGACGTCATCATGCAATTCTGGATGGACACCGTGACCGTTGTCAAAGAGCCATATTCCATCCTGCACAAGAGCGGCATTTAAGCCGCTCCTGTTTTTTTGAGGAGGCACACAAATGACAGAATACACACCCAAGACCACCATGGAATGGAGGCTCCAGAAGGGGACCCAGGCCAAGAAACTGGCCGCGGAATTCGCCAAGATCGACGGTCACACCGTGAAGGTCGCAAAGGTACCCGTGACAGGAGGAGGCGCGGACGATATCGCAATCGCCTGGCTCAACCCAGTCAGCGCCGCGGTTATTGTGACACGGGTAGTGGTTGACATAACCACCGCCGGAGGCACCTCATCATCCGTCCTGGACATAGGCACCGCAGCCGACGCGGACACCGGCTCCGACAACCTAATCGACGGAGCAAACGCAAACGCGGTCGCGGTATACGACAACGTGGACGACCAGGGGACCAACGGCACCGCGAAACAGAAGGTACCCGCCGGAGAATATGTCACCGGGCAGATAAAGGCCGCTGCAGCCCAGGACCTCGCAGGGACCGCCTACGTTTGCTATATACCGGTACCATGAGGTGACCCGGTATGGCGAACTACACCGTGACGATATACAAGAGCGCAGGTGACCTCGCTGCAGCAATAGAGGCCATCGACAACACAACCACCATCCAGGTGGTCCCGTTCATGCAGGCGGGCAAGCAGAAGTACATGCTGATACAGTGAGGAACAATGACCGTGGACGAAACGGACATCGCCGCATATACACCGTTTGAGGTATCCGACTCTGGTCCATTCACGACAGCGATATTTAACAAATACAAGGCACTCACCCAGAACCAGCTGGACCGGGACGACCCAGGGCTACCCGCGGAGGAATACGACCACGCGCACGTCATGCTAATAGCCCACACATGGGTAGCAAGGGACGGGAAACTCGACCTGACACAAGAGAAAATAAAGGATTATTGGTACAACAAAAATGAGGGACAGACCTCGTTTATAATTCAATACCAGCAACTCATTGACAGGTACACACGCAGCGCGGCAGCACAGCCCACAGAGGGCATCGTCCACACCGACGCGACCATGATCCCACCCATGGACGGAGCCGACGTGGCGGGCCTTTACGACCCCGAAGACATGGAGGGCGAATGACCGAATGGAAAGAGACCCCGGTGACCCAGCGGCAATGCCACGAACGGCGCGACAGCTTGTGTACACGGTTTGAGAATACAATCGACCACCTCCAGGAAGAACAGACCGACCTAAAGGAATGGCTGATCAGGGTAGAAGGCCGGCTCGGGGACCAGGTAAAATGGATGGCGGCGGTAGTGGTGGAGCTACTGCTGGCCATAATCGGCCTCCTGGCAACACTAACGGGGAAAATATGAGCATCCGGCACCTCCTAACAGAGACGATAACAACCAGGTCCCAGACGGGCTACGACGGCAACGGACAGCCCACCTACAGCACCCCGGTGACACATCCCGCTCGGGTATTCGACCGCGTGAAATCGATCGAGGACACCGACCGGAGGCAGATAATCAGCATGGCCCAGATCGTACTGGACGGAGACGCGCAGATCGCCCCAGAGGACCAGGTCACCCTACCAAACGGGACCCGGGTCCTTGTAATCAGGGTGGCACGCCACCGAGACCGCTACGGAACCACCACGTACACCGAGGTGTTCATTTAATGGCGCGACCGTTCAGAATCAGGGGCGTAAAAAAGGTCATGGCCAACATGGACAAGACCGCGAAAAAAATCGACAGCAAAACCGAGAAAGCCATCACGGACGTTGCCAACGACATCCTGAAGGACGCCATGATCGACTGCCCGGTAGAAACCGGCCAGTTACGCCGCAGCGGCACCGTGGAAAACCCGAAGACCAACAGGGCCAGCATAACCGTAGAAATCGGGTTCCATACAAAATATGCCCTATACGTACACGAGGACCAGAACGCACATCACACCACGGGAAAAGCGAAATTCCTGGAGGATAACGTGAACGCGGCCCTCCCGACCCTGGCAAATAAAATAAAGAGCAACATGGGGAGATTTTAATGGGCTTCCTGGACGACATAGCAACGTACCTGGAAGACACGGGACACGGGAGCCGCGGCACGAATATGTTTATCGGGTTCCGGCCACCCAAGCCAGACAGCGCCGTGACGTTGTACGAATACGCGGGTATCCCACCACAGACCCTCGTGGAGGCAGAGCGCCCTGGTTTGCAGATCACCGTACGGACCACAAAGGGAACAAACGACTACCAGACCGGGAAAGCAACAACCAAGGCCATCACAGACGAACTACACGACACAAAAAACATCCTGATAAACGGCACACGATACACCCACATCGTAGCCAGACAAAGCCCGTTTCCAATGGGACGGGACGAGTCCGGCCGCCCCATATTCGCGGTAAATTTCGACGTAAAGAAAGACAGATAAACGACACGGAGGCACAGAAATGACAGTAACAGGAAGCGACGTCCCACAGGGACAAGAGGTCCGCTGGTACGCCGGCGGAGAACAGACAAGCGAGACCATCACGGTAGACACCACCAGCGCAAGCGACGGGTACATCACCCTGATCGAAACAGCGGAGTACGGCTCCGTAATAATCAGAGTAAACGGCGAAGTCACCGAATGCGAAGAACTGCAGGCAGACGGGACCACCGCCGCAACCGAGACAGACGGTACTGAAACCGTCTCGTATACCGGAATAGCAGAAAGCGACGTGGTGGAGGCATACTACCTGGCAATCGGGACAACCCCTCTCGTACAGGTTGCAGCCTGCACCGACGTAAAGACCACGATCACCGCCGACACAAAGTCCGCATCCGTACACGGCCAGAGCAACAAGCTCAAGAGCGTAGGAGCAATCGAGCAGGACGCAGAGCTCGAAGAATTCCATTACAACCAGGACTTTATATCAAAATGCCTTGGAGACCAGGTCACCGGGACCGCCATGACCAAACTGACCACCAGGTACAGCGGTATGAAGAAGATCGGCTGCATGGTAGGCAAACGCCGCAACTCCGACGGAGAAATAACATATAAATGGTTCATGTACGGCGCGCAGATAACCGAAGTGGGGAAGGAATTCCCAACAGAGGACTTTTACAAGGACAGCATGAAGATCGCCCTGGACGACTACCTCGAGGTGGACCTCACATGAGCACCGGACAAAAAGAAGACCCAGAGCTAATCACCAGAGCAAACGCGAAACACCAGGAGATCCTGCAGAAGAACAAGGAAAATCTGACCATCGCAGAACGCCTCACCAGGAGAGCCCTCACCAAGACGATCCCCGTCCCATTCGACATGGAGGGGGAACAATTCGAGATAGAAATCCGTGTGCCCTTTAGAGAAACCATGGACAAAATCCTGGACCTGCAGATCGGGATCCAGAACGCAGCAGAAGAAGGCAACGTGGCCACCGTCCGTGAATATAGCAAATCCCTGCAGCACGAGATCGCGGCACTTTGCACCGACGACAGCATAACCCCAGAATTCCTGGACAGCGGAGCATTCCTGGCGTCCGATTTTGGAAAACTGGTAAGCGCGATAATGTACGAGGAGCAGAGGCAGGTGGAGGCAAACAACAGCGCCGCCTCCTTTCGGCCAGAGCGATGAAGGACAGGGCTTATTTCAATTGTGCATGAGCCTGGGCAAATTACCGCACGAAATAAAGGAATGTTCCGACTTTGAATATTTCTTTATAACGGCGGCCTGGGGCGAATACATCAAACGCACGAACAAAGAGCGATCAAAATAAAGAAACCCACGGAGGCACCCAATGACAAATCTGGGCGAGATAACAGCCCAACTCGGGATCCACAGCAACATCAAGGGCGACATGGCCCGAGCGCAGATGCAGCTACGCAGCGGCGTAAACCGCATGGATACAAGCACCAGGCAGTCCATGGCCAAGATGGCCGGAGCGCTATCCATGGCCGGCGTAGCAGCAGGCGGAGCATTGGCCGTGGGCGTAGGGATTGCCACAAAAAAATTTGTGGGGTTTGAGAAGACCGTCGCCAGCGCAGCCAGCGTCACCGGTGCAACAGGGGAAGCATTCGAAAAAGCGAAACAGAATATCGCAGCGGTCAGCAAGGAACTCGGCTCATCTACCACGTTTAAGGCCACCGAGGCCGCAAACGCCATGTACGACCTGGCCAGCAGCGGCTACGACGTAGCGAACATGACGAAGGACCAGCTGCAACCAATCCTCGACGTTGCAGCCGGGACCCAGAGCGACCTCGCAGGCACAACGGAGATCATGACCAGCACGCTCGGGCAGTTTAATCTGACCATGGACGACAGCGAGCGGGTAGCTGACGTATTCGCCCGGACAATAGGAAGCAGCAAGGCAACGATAGATAAACTCGGTACATCAATGAGCTACGTCGGCCCCGTGGCGGCCAGCATGGGCATGGACATCGAGGAGACCAGCGGAGCCCTGGGCGTCCTTTACAACAGCGGCCTGGATGGCAGCATGGCCGGGACAGCCCTACGAGGTGCGCTATCGAAACTTGCAAACCCGACCGGAGCAGCAGCCAGCCGCCTGGAAGATTTGGGGATATCCCTGGACCAGGTAAATCCGGAGACAAACGATTTTAAAGACATTTTACAGCTACTCTCCGACGCAGGGATGAGCAGCGCAGACGCAATGGAAATATTCGGCCAGCGCGCAGGACCGGCAATGTTGACCCTCACCGACAAAGCCAGCGACGTCAAGGACATGACCTCGACATTGAACGACGCAGGGGGTGCGGCGGGAACCATGGCAGAACAAAACCTCGACACCCTCTCGGGCAGCCTGGACCTGCTCGGTTCAGCATTCGAGGGGGTAATGCTCGAGGTAGGAGGAGCAGCAGCGCCAGCCATCCGGGGGTTTGCAGACCTCCTGACGGCCAGCATCCCCACCCTCCAGAAATTCGTGGACAGCGGGATCGGTTTTTTTAAAGAATTGGGCACCGCACTCGCCCCCACGTTTGAGAATATAAAAGATATAGTCGGCAGCCTCGCGGGCATTTTCGGGGACCTGTTCGGAGGCATGGAAGACGGCAGCCCCATAATAGACATCATAGCAGGCGGCATGGAAGCCCTGACAGGGGCACTCGCGGCCGTCCTGGGGTTCTTCGATGAACACCCGACAATTACCAAATTCATCGTGATCATAGCAGGACTGGCCGTAGGCCTTGCAGCCCTACCGTTGATAATAGAAGGAATAGTCGTCGGATTGTTCGGGTTGGTAGGAGCAGTATCGGGTTTTATTGGAGCGGTCACCAGCGGAGCCAGCCTCCTGGCGACCATCGTAGGTATCCTGGGCGGACCGATAACGATAATAATCGCACTTGTGGCAGCTCTCGCCCTGGCATGGGCGACGAATTGGGGTGGCATAAGGGAGAAGACCTGGGCGGCCGTGGATTTCATAGTGGGAATATTTACCGGTTTTGTAAACTTCCTGAAGGATACCATAACCAGCGCAGGAGACAAGCTCCTCCTGTTCTTGGGACCCATAGGGGCCATAATATACGCATTTAAAAACTGGGACAAGATATCGGAACATATCACCGACGCCCTGACATCGGCCAAGGACATCCTGACAGGATACATCGACACATTCAAAGAAGCAGGTCGGGCAATGATAGGCGGCCTGGCATCAGGAATCACGGACAGGTTCAGGGGATTGTACGACACCGTACGCAGCGGAGCGGATAAAATACGCAGGCTCCTGCCGAGCAGCCCGGCAAAAGAGGGTCCGTTTAAAAAGATACCACAGTGGGACACCGTGATCACCGACCCCCTGCGCACCACCGTGGCCAAGGTCTCCGGCATAACCCCAGACATAGCCAGGTCCCTGGCAGACATCCGGAAACCAATCGACGATGCCGCCAGGCAGCCAGGCACCGGAGGAACCGCGGTCGGGTCCTTTACAGGCCACGTCCCTGCCATAGGTCCAAACCAGGGGCCCGGAGCGGCGGAGCGGGCCATGTTCAAAGACATCCTCAACGCCCTCCAGAACCCGGGCAACCAGGGGGACATTAACATCAAGGACGTGAAACTCGACAGCGCCTACAACTTCGAGCAATTGATGCGAGACATAGACCAATATAATAAACACCGCAGAATCCGCAGAGGAGTACGCACATGAGCGTGACATTCGACGGCATAGCCCTACAGAACCCGGAGTTATTCGAGGAAGGCTACGGCATAGAGACCAACCAGACGACCCTACTGAACGGCAAGAGAACCGCACAAATCAGCACGGAGACGGCACTCGAGGTCTCTTTTACATGCAACACCGACGCAGAACACCACGTCACCGACCTACGGGGCAAAATTGGCACATTCGGGGACCTGGTCGTGGACGGGACCACGTGGACCGGCTGCTACATTCACAAATTCAGCAAACGCCACCTCGGCGGCGGAAATTTGGAATACACGGTAGAATTCAAACAAAAGACGACATAAGGAGACGCACAATGACAACAATCGTAAACGCCGCGCTGGAAGCACTACCAAAAATAGGTGCAGGCCTACCGGTGGACCCCTTCGAATATATGGCAATTGGCACAGGCACCACCGCAGAGCAGGAAACAGACACCGGTCTGGAATCAGAGATAACAACAGGCGGAGGAGAACGCAGCCAGGCAACCTGCAGTTATGAAAGTGGCAACCTCGCCGTTTTTACTCACGAGTTCACGTTTACAGCAGAATTAACGATCACAGAGGTGGGGATATTTAACGCCCTGAGCGGAGGCACCATGCTCCTGCGGCATGTTTACACCGAAGCAAAGGTAGTCAAGCCGGGCGAATCCCTGCAGATAACAATCAAGGTAAACTACGACAGACCAGAGGGGGCAACATAATGGTAATTGAAATAAGCACCCTGCAGCAGCTGCAGGACATGAACAACAACCTCGCGGAGGACTACGTCCTCATTGCAGATATAGACGCCAGCAACACGAGCACCTGGAACAGCGGCGCAGGCTTCGAGCCGATAGGGACACCAGATGCGCCCTTTACGGGGACCTTCGACGGCCAGGAGCACACAATCACAGGCCTGACCATCGCCAGACCAAACACAGTGGCCGTCGGGCTGTTTGGGTACTCAGAGGGGGCGACAATAAAGAACGTCACCCTGGCAAGCGCAGACATAACAGTGGGGACAGACGGTGGTATTCTCATCGGATTCATAGATTCCGGGAGCAATGTAACCAACTGCCATGTCACAGGGACGCTCACGAACGGGGGCGGCAATTACGACATCGGTGGCATTTGTGGCGGTACAAACGGATGCACCGTAACAGAATGTACGGCGGACATAACCCTCAATGCAGAAGGAGGAGGAGGTGCCGGGGTGGTTATAGGGTATTGCTACGAGACCGAAATAACCCGGTGCGACGCCAAGGGAGCCCTTGCAGACGGCGGCCGGAGGACAGGCGGGCTGGCCGGGTATCCACGCGACTGTGTACTAAAAGAATGCACCGCAGACGTTAATATAACAGACACGGTCGGCAATTTATCAGCGGCAGGGGGGCTAATAGGGTATATAGACGGATGCACCGTAACCGAATGCCATGCCCACGGCGACGTCGACAACCCGAGCGGAGACAAAACCGGCGGATTTTGTGGCGTCATGTGCTGTGAACCAGCCTTGGAACGTTGCTATTCAACCGGCGCCGTCACAAGCCCGAACCCCGATGCGGGGGGGTTTTGTGGGGCTTTAGATAGCGGAACCTGGTCCCAATGCTTCTGGGATACAGAAACATCCGGGATGAGCACCAGCGCCGCAGGATACGGAAGAACAACAGCCGAAATGAAGGACAAATCATACTGGTACGGCTGGACATTGAAGGGCTGGGCATTAAGCAGCGCAATAAACAACGGGTATCCGTTTTTTGCAACTGGATATAT